ATGGACAAGGATATGCCGGTGAATTAGATGATAAAGAAGGTAATCCAAAGCTATATGGCGGTCGTTTTGTAATGTTTGAAAACAAAGTGCTTGGAACACGTGCATTGTTTAGAGATGTACAAAGTAAAGTTAAAGAATTTAATGGGGATATAACTAAAATGATAAACAAGTTTTCCCCTAATGTAGAGAACCCTACTAACAATTACATAACCTATGTACAAGCCAGAGTAGGCAAAGATAAGATTGAAACAGAAGAAGACCTTAGATTTGCTGTAATGGGTATAATTGAATTTGAAAATGGTATTAATTCCCCTAAGACAACTGAATACTTAGAAGCTGATAACTTTGAGACAGCTTATCAACTCTCTAAAACTTCATTACCTAGAAACACCACGTATGATGATGCATTAAAGACTTTAACTGACCCAACGAAGGGGGCTCAACGATGACAGACATAGATAGAATGTATTTTGTGCTTAAAGTTAAGGGCAAAAAGGGAATGTATGACTTTTCTGATTTACCAATTTCAGAGAAAATAACAAGGGATAATAAACTAAGATGTTTTAATGACTTCTCAGCTTGGAAGCAAGCTTTGAGAATGCTGGGTGAAAAAGATTTGAAAAACCCTAAAGCACAAGTTTATATAATACACCCAGAGACAAACGACGTATATTCAAGTAATTGTTTTACGTAGTTTAGGGACATCTCAGGGTTTTCCTTCATTTTCCCCTGAGCTCTGTCCTGAACAAGAAAATAGGAGAAATTTTAATGAAAACAGTCATATTAATGGCAATGCTGACTTTTAATGGCAATATGGTAGAAAAACGCCCATTACAACCCTTCGATGACCGGGCTTCGTGTATGTCACATATAGAAGTAAACGGAGAATCTATTGTAAGAGGTATTGTGGACCGCTATGAAGGTAAATTAGATTTTATTGGATTAGTTTGTACGGAATCATGGAAAACGCAATAATACTTTTTGTAGTAGCAGCTGGGATGTTTGGATTAAGTAAATTGAAGATAATAAGGACTTTTTATCTATCCCCACAAGTCTCTATTATGGAACTCTATATATTATTGTTTATATTGATGGGAATTATGGCGATTCTAGCTTACATTTGGTAGAAAAATATGAGGGGGTAATCGTATCATATCCGACCATAAATTCCCCCGTAGCCAGCCGTACGGTATGGGCCAACGCGTACCATAGGGCCACTGGGTTCGGCGTGGGGCCTATACGATATGGGACCGCAAGTGCGCTGTGGGTGGCAAAAGAGAACTAAGGTGATACCTAAGGTGACCAAAAATATCCGGCGTGTCTTAGAGCTTGGGTCTATTTTTATTGGCCTTCCAATTCATTTCAGAATTATGTTGACACCGTGTATCCATTGGGTGTAAGGTTAAGACAAGCTTAAACGGGTAGATAACATCATGAGTTGAAGCTGGTCCAGACAAGGCGAAGTGGCTGGGTTGAGGCAAGAAATAGGTCTTGTACGGGGTCTGAAAAAGTCAGAGGGCACGAGGGTGAGCTGGCAAAAGGACTAAACCTTCCAGAGGCGGGAAGCGGTAACGAAGATAGTCACCACAATGAAGTGAATGACCGTACTAGAGCGGGACGCCAGCGATAAGGTAGCAAGGTGAGGCGAATCAACGCCGTTAAATATTTATTCTCTGATTGGGGCTGGCAAGTGCTGGCCTCAATCATAAAATCCATATCAGAGTGTAACTCTGGCCGATGATTGCAAAAGCATGAAATGGAAATTTTAAAGAGGATATTAAAATGAGAAAATCAACAAAAGGTACATCTTACAAAAAACAATGGGATGATAAAAAAGCGATGGAAAAAGAACTTGGATATTTAATACACGAGTGGAACGAAATATATCAGCAACCCGCTCATCGTAATATCATTAGAAAAGTGGGTGAATTACTTGAATACGATACAAGCATTCACGAAGTACATTCTGTGAAAATTTACGATGATTTCGTATCGAGTCACGAGCGATTTGGTGAGGGACCAGACATACATTGTCGAACAATAAGAACTTTCTTTATGAAGGGTGGTTGTTTTGATGATGATAACATACCGACGAAGTTCAACGGTTATGGAAGTGGTTTTAGAAATCAAATATGGTACACGGACTTGAAACTTTTTAGAAATGACAAGTCGTTTAAA